CATCATCAATAATATACAGGACACACGGGCATGGGGCCAAGAAAGGGGAGGAGTTGAGGCGTGGCGGGAGGCGGGGGCGGAGGCGGGGCGGCGGGCGGGAGGCGGTGTTTTTTGGCGGGTGGCCATGAGGAAGTGCGTGCGAAGAAAATGTGGGTCAGGTTTTGTGGTTAAAGGTGAAGAGGAAGTGAGAGTGAAAAAATACCGTGTGACTGTCCCGTGTCTATTATGTACACAGCTGTGGAAAAACCAGTTACGCAGGTGGGTCTCTTTATTGTGGGCGGCTGGGTATAAGTGAAGGTGCCAGCTCAGTGTGAGCCAATTTCACTGCGCAGTCTTCTTCGAGAGAGTGAGTACTATGGCCGCTTTTGGGCTGCGTCTCGGGGGCTCTTTTTGTCTGCGTCTTCACAAAACTCTGTTAGAGGCTGTCTGTGTGTCTGTCGATCTTCACGAATTTTTACCTCTCGAGCTGCGGCGCGTGTTCAGTAGGCTGATTAGAGCCCAGGGGGTTAAGCCAGAAGCGGCTTTTGTGTCTGCTGTTTCGGTCGCTGTGGGAGAGACTCTGGATGTTTATGTGTTTGTTGGCTGCGATCAAGGCGCTTTTGGAACCGTTTCAGGCCTCCACGGCATCGCCCGCTGTGTTCAAGACTTCCTTCGAGAGCACTTTCAAACTCTGCTGCCGGAAAACCAGGCGGACCTGGTGAGCGCGCTGGTCGTGCAGTGGGAACCCAACTTGTTGGCCATAAAATAAACTAAGGTGAGTGGAGCCCCGGGTTATGGGAGAAGCGGGCAGGGCGGCGGGGAGCGAGCGAGTGAGCGGTGTTTTGTGTTTTTTGTTGTAGATGGCGAGCCGCAGCAGGCCTTTGTACGAATGTAAGATAGTGCTGGAAGATACCCTGTCCAGTCTGACCACTGTGGCGGACTATGAGAGCGCTCTGTGTAGGGGAGTGTCCTGCTTAATGCAGGATAGCTTTAACTTAACAGCTGTGCAAAAAGTGACTAGCCGCGCCTCCACCTTTGTTGGCTTTACCATCGCGTTTGCCAGCAACCACAGCCTGCCACCTTTCATTCTCGAGGAGGCTAGGATGTTAGTGAAGGTGTTTGTACGTGGGTGGTTCGCAGGTCTGGGCACGGGCCTCGCGGAGGACCTGCATGACAGCTGGCTTAATCACTGCAGGGTCTTTCTAGAGCGCTCTAATGAGGGTGTTGTCCGTTTTTAGGTTAGCCAGATGGCAGAGACCAAAGAAGATGAGCACCAGTACCTGTTTTTTAAAGTAGTTGTTGAGAAGCCCTTGAGAGATGTTTTAAGCGCCCTAGAGAGTGAGCTTGAAAAGCTGGTGTGCGAGGCCATCCGCTGTTTTCTGAAATCCATCCTGAACACGGCAGCGGTGGTCGCGGACCCCAAGAACAACATGAGCGTGGAGTCAGACCGGGACGGGAGGGGAGCCGTGCAGTTTTTCGTGGGGGTCGGCTGGTATTATGTGGAGCCCACTAGGGCCCTGGCCTCCCACGTTCACGATTCCCTGACCAACTTTTTAGATAGCTTTTTTCAAGACTACTTCGCCGTGAAGGGATTGCAGTACACCACTTGGCATAGTTCAATGTTTTCTGTTACCCTCTTGTCCTAAGGCTGCCGACATGTCACAAAGCGTCCAGCCCCGCACGGGTGTCGCCTTTACGGTCTCTGTGGCGGCTTCCTTTTTAACTGAGCTGGCATCCGGCTTCGACAACCCGGAAGATTTTTTATTTCTTTGTTTGGACGAAGCCGCCTCGAGCCTGTTCTCTGATTTTTTCATGAAGACGGTCACTCGGTCGGCGAGCGGCGTGTCCTTTAGGCTCATTGTGGTGGACGACCTGCTGTTCACCCACCCCGAGCTGGAGCCGCAGATGAGAACGGAGCTCGTGCGCTGTTTTTTTAAGAATATCAACGCGGACGAGCGCGTCAACGGGGTCTTCGAGGGCCGCGAGTCGGTGTCGCGCTGCACCACCGAGGACGTCTTTAGCTTTTTTCCCTGATTTTTTCCCAGCTCCCCTCTCATGGAGCCAGGCGCCACCGGCGACAACAGAGGCGACCACATCACTTCCGTGGTGAGAGCCGATAAGAGCTTGAACGGCTTTGCTTTGTGCTATGAGATCCCGATACCTTGGTCTTTTATACTGAGTAGACACGAACAGATTCTGTTGGGGGAGCACACTCGCGCGCCGGGCGTAGAACTGCTCGTGGGGGATCACTGTTGTGTGTCTGAGCCGCAGCGGTGGCAGGTGCGCTGCCGCTGCGGCGACCCCATGTCTCTGTCTTGTTTGGCGGGTAAGAAAGTGTTGACTGATATAATCCGCAAGTTTTTAGAGGGGGCCGCCTTTAACAGAAACCAGCTGTGGTACCGGGAGTATGTGAATGAAGGGCACCCCGATAGCGTGCAGTACGTGGGTAGCATTTTCTACCGCGGCACCCACTTCATTTACCTGCTCTTGGACTCTTACTATGTCATCCTGGACTTGTTTCTGGAGGCCGTGGGCCGCTGTTTCAACCCGGACATGGGGGTGTTTGTAAAGGGTTTTTACAATTATTGGATAATTTTAAAGTGTTGTAGCTGCCCCAACTATGCCTTCCCCTGTTTTGGGACTTGCGCTGTACGGGTGCGGCGGCTGGTTGACGCCATGTTGGCGGAGTTGGACAAGATTCCCGGCGTGTTCGTGCACCGTACCACCTCTCGGGCTGAGCGGCGGAGACAGCGGTGCCTGCGACAGGGCATACAATATGGCCGCTGTATCGACGTCCGCCGGCTGGTCCACCGCCTGTGGCTGACTTGAGCCTCTCCACCCGCAGCGAGTCGGTGTGTTGGACTGTACCCCGGAGCTGATCGGACCTGACGGCTTTGTCTCCCTCACGGACCCCCGCTTTGAGTGCAAGGAGTTTGGGTACCAGCTGAAGGCCACGGACTCTGTCACTCCCCAGTCTTTGCATGTGTCCCGGTGTTTTGAGCGAACGGTGTATAGGGTGTGCTTCCCCGAGGGCGGTAGAATCACTGCGCGTGTAGCAAATAAATAAAGTAGCTTGGCAAACTTTATTCACGTTGTTGGTGTGTTTCGATGGGTTACAGGGGGTCCTCGCCCAGGTAGGAGAAGGAGAAGTAGCTGGTGACGAAAGTGGGAGTGCCGGTGGGCCTTGCGAGGTGGCCACAGCGGATAGAGAGAGAGTACTCCCCAGTGGTGCGGGTGTTAAAGAAAACTTCCACATCTAATTTCTGTCCGTTCATGAGAGCGGTGGTGAGTGTGGACACTCCCGGGCTCGGTCTGGTAGTGGTGCCGTGCCCGTAGACCGCGCGCGAGGGCATGCAGGCTCTGTCCCAGTGGTGGGGTTGAGGGTCTACGGTGTTTCCCACTTTTCTGCCCCACTGGGTGGCGGCCGATAAGTTGGCGGTGGACATGAGGTGTCCGAACTGGTTAAAGTCAATGTGGATGGAGAAGGCGGAGGTGGGAAAGTTCACCGCGCTGGCCTCCCCTTTCATCCAGCACGTACCGTGCACCAGGTCTCCCACTCTGGAGAGGGCGAGGAAGAGCTTGACGTTGGGGGTGTTGCCACTGATGATGGCGTTGGTGGGAGGGTCGGGGCCGGTCCAGCGGGTGATGATGGGCCTCTGTCCCTCGGGGGGAACCGTGAGTGTGCCCTCAGAGGTGAGGCGCAGACCATTACCCACTTTCAGTTGTAGCTTTCCGCCTGTGACTTGCAGGCCTTCCCCGATGTTGAGGGCCAGGCGCTGTTGAGAACCGTCTGCTTCTGTGTGAAGCGGCTCCTTGTAAAGGAGGGAGACCGCCGAGGACGTGTCTATGGCGATAGGGTTGGCAACCCTGACGCTGAGTCCGGTGTCGTCCGAGGCTATGCCGGCTCCTGCTTTAGCTCGAATGGTGCTGTTGACCACATGCATGTTAGGGCCCAGGTGGGGTTTCAGTATGCCATCGCGGTCCATAAACAGGCCAGATCCGGCTCTCAGCGATAGGCGGTTGTCCCTAATCTCCAGCCCGCTAGCGGTGGCAATGGTGATGCGATTGTTAGAAAACTGCAGTCCCGGGCCAAGCGACATGATCACATTGCCTCCGTTAAGGGAGAGCCCCGGTCCCGTGCGAATAAAAAGTAGGCCCGAGGCGTCCGTTCCCAAGCCGGAGCCAAGTTTCATAGTGAGAGCCCCATTGTTTATGGTTAAGCCGGGGCCGGCGTTCACGGAGAGGGAGTTTCCCTGAAGAGAGAGCCCGCCTCCCGCTTGAATGTTAAACTGCAGCGCTCCGTCTCCGCTTACTTGCACTCCGGCTCCGGTTTTCACCGCCAACCGCCCGCCGTCCAGCTGGAGGCCCGGGCCCAGTGGAACCTGGAGCGCTCCGGCAGAAGTCAGCTGCAGTCCTTCTCCTAGCTTGAGGCGCAGCTGGTTGGCGTTTATCTCTAGGCCGGCTCCGTGGTTGACAGCAAGAGAGTTGCTGCGGACAACCAGGCCAGGGCCCGCCACTACTTGGAGCGAGCCACCCTGAGCCAGCTGGAGCCCGTCTCCAGCTTTGACCTGCAGCGCTCCGCTCTGCTCCAGCTGCAGCCCGCCTCCAGGGTTTACTTGCAGCGCGCCTTGGGAAATGCGAAGGCCGTTTCCCGCATTTACTTGGAGCGCGCCCTGAGAAAACTGAAGGCCGTTGCCCGGGTTTACTTGCAAAACACCGCTCTGGGCCAATTGCAGCCCATTTCCTGTCTTTACCTGCAAGGCACCGCCTTGTGCTAGCTGAAGACCACCGCCAGGCTTCACTTGCAGGACGCCGGGGCTTGTGAGCTCTAGACCCGGTCCGCTCCGCACTGCTACGGCGTCGCCGCGGAGCTCCACGCCGGCCCCGGGCTTTACCTTGAGCACGTCCCCCACCACCTCTAGCCCCGCTCCGGTTTTGAGCCTGAGCCGATCCGCCACAACCTCAAGGCCCGGACCCACCTGCAGCGAGATGGTCTGCCCTATTTTTTGGAGCGCCCCTGAAAAGGCCAGGTTGTCGGCCAGCTGCAGACCTTGGGGACCCACGGTGAGGCCGCTTCCGAGCCTGAGGCCCACCCTGCCGTTCGTGACCTGAAGCGGTTCGGCCACTTGTGGAGGGAGAGCTGTGAGAGCGTCCCCGGTAAGAGCGAGGCCGGCCCCTAGTTGGAGGGAGATGAGGTCTCCTATTTTCTTGAGGGGCTCTTGAACCCTAACTGGGGTGGCTCTGAGGGCATCGCCCTCCACGGAGAGGCCCTCGCCGATGCGGAGGGTGACGGCCCCGCTGTCCGCTTTAGCCAAGGGGGCAGAGAAGGAGATGGTGTCTGTGGTTTGAATGTTTCCCTGAGAGTCTATGGAAAGTCCCCTACCGAGCTGTGGCGCCAAAGCCCCGTTTTGAAGGCGCAGCCCTCTTGCTATGTTAAGGCGGATGGCCCCAGTGGAGTCAAAGGAGAGGGGTGGGGAGATGTGAACGCCCAGCGTCCTGCGAGGGGACTCCGTGAGACCCTTCATGTTGTTAAAAAAGGGAAGGTGGGGGACTTGAAAGGAGAACACCCCGTAGGGATAGACTGGGTCATAGTCGGGCGGTAATTCTCTTGCTCTCTTCATGGTCGCAGATGTACGTGCTGGTCAATGGCCGCTTGTTGGGGGAGGCCCGCGTACCCTTCAGGATCTTCAGAAAGGTGGCGCGGCGACTCGGGTGGCGCTACCAGAGCTGGGAGGAAGGCGAAGTGGTGGACATAGAAACAGAGCACACAGACGTTATGGAGAAGCTAAGGTAAGGACATTTTATTAGGTTGGATTTTATTGACTGGAAAAATCAGAGGGAGGCTCAAGCCTCGGGGTAGACTTTGACAAAGGCGCGTCTCTTCACCCAGTGTGAAAAGCCCGCGTGAATGGCTGTCGCAAAGAGCACCACGGAGACGGTGAACAGCGCGGCCATGTAGAGGGCGGCCACGGTGTTCTGTTGTGGGGGTATTTCCTCTTCAATCTGTTGGATCATGGGGTTTTGCAAATGAGCGTCCGCGGGGCGAAATAGGTAGAAGTAGCTACTGGGACTTTGAGGGCGCTGCCCGATGAGGACATAAGTGGCGGAGGAAGAGTTCATGAGCTCGGCGCACGCGGGGGAGGGGGACTGCTCAAAGCAAACCAGGGAAAAGTAGGGGCCTCCCCCTTCCATGCGAAGAAGAGACCAGGTGTAGTTGCGGGGCCTTCCCTGGCGGCACGCCTCCGGCGGCAGCTGCCAAGAGGCGTGGGTGGCTGATGGGCCTCGGGCGGCGGTAGGGAGTGGCGAGCGCCAGCGTGGCGTTTCAGACACCGAGTAGAGAAATATGGCGGAGCGATTTCCAAAAGCGGCTACCGCGATCCACAGCCCCTGGGTGGTGGGCCCCAGCGAGCGGATGAGAAGGTCGCCGGCTGGGGTGGGGGTTGCTATGGGGGCCGCGAAATTGCGCCCGGCTCCAGAGGGTCGGTTGCGGGTGACGCTGGCTACTCTAAAGGAAGAAAACCCGGCTGTGGGGCGGTACCAGGAAACTGCGCTGTAGATCAGGCCGTGAGGCAGACGTAGGGTGAGAGCTCCCTCTGCCGGGCAGCTGCTGCTAATGATGGGAAGAAAAGAGCGCATGGAGAGCGCTCCGCGCAGGCGATCGCAGGCCTCGGGGGAGTAGGAGACCACGTAGGCCTCTTCCCCGGTGTAAGATCCCTCTTTGATGCGCGCGGCAAAGGTGCCGTTCAGCGGCGAGGCAAATGAAAGCTCAAGCCCGAAGGGAGAGAGCCAGCAGCGACAGTCGCGGAGGCACGCTGCCGACTCGCCGTCCTGCGTCCAGTGGAGGCGAGTCTGCTCGCTGACCGAGAGAGACAGGGTGCAGGTGTCCCAGGGGCAGCAGGACACGGATGAAGGAGGTAGGGAGGCGTTGCTCCCGGCGAGAAAGAGCGCGGACATGAGAAACACCAAGTGAGCCATGACTGCAAAAACAAAAAGGTTTATTAGCGCGCGGGGGCGGGCGGCTCAGTTGTAGCCGTGTACAGAGTCAGAGACGATGTCATAGTGGGGGATAAACTGGTCGGGGAAGGTCTCCGGGGGGCCGGAAAAAGGATGAAAGTATACCTCAGGCACGAACTCTTGCACAAACTGGAAGGATCCTATGCCCCCGGAGCGGGGCTCGGAGGAGCCTTGCTGCAGGGTGAGGAAGGCTTGCGTGGGATCAAACGAGGAGCGCGAGCCTCCCCCGAGCTGAAAGAGCCCGTCGGGTCGGATCCAAGAGGCGCTGAGTCCCTCCTCCGCAGAGTGAATGTAGTCTTTGTAAGCTTCCTGACTTATAAGTGTAGGTGCGCTGCCGGCGTGGCCCATCACCGGTCCGCCCCCCGCCAGCTGCATGCCCTGATGAGTCATCGCGTTCTCCAGAGCGTGATTCCGCGGGAGGGTCACCACTTCCTGGGTAGGGAGCCGTTGAAACACGAGCGGGGCGGGCCACACAGGGGGGTTCATGACCGCGCGCGGCGTTTCCGTTATTTGAGCCTGCGTGCCCAATATCCTATTACGCAAGTCTCGGATTTTGTAAACACGGCTGATCATGGAGGGCCCGGCGCTGAGCCAATTGATACGGGTGGAGTAGTCTTGGGAGGCGCCCGCGGCCCGGCCCGTTTGCGGTTGGAAGTTCCACATATAAGGCGTAGGGATCTCTTTGGACATGGCTCAGTCCTCCACGAGGTCAGAGTCCAGGTGCTGGCAGTACTTTCGCAAAAGGCTCTCAGCGTCTTCCAGGGTACGGCGGAGCTGGTCTTCGGACTTGTGGTAGAGGCAGCTCCGGAGGAGAGAGCGGAGGGACCTGTTTTTAATTTTTAGCGCCGTGGGGCACCCTCTGCTCTGCTGGAAGATGGCATAGAGAGTGGGGAAGATCTGATTCCTCAGGCGCTGGGTGGCTTGGGGTTCCTCCTCCTCCTCTTCCTGCCGCGGCGTGCGGTGGGCGGGTGTCGGCGGCTGGGGATAGGGGCGACGGCGCCGCTCGGCTCTCTGGGGTCGCGGTAGCGCCGCCGCCGCCGCGGGCTGCGCTTTGGAACGCGGGGGCCGTTTCTGCGTACGCCGCGCTGTGGTAGCGAGAGTTATAATAATGAATGACGTTGTTAGGGATGTTAACCCCTTGCTTGAAAAGCATGTATCTGCGGGTAAAGGCCACGTTGCCGCGGCAGGCCCACAAGCAGTTCAGAATTTTTGATTTGTGGGCCCTCCAGGACCGGTAGCTTCTGCCGGCGGAGCGCGAGGGGTGGGCGGGCGTCTTACCAGAGTCTTTGAGTTTCTGATCCCATCTAGGCGTCCGCTCCGGCGCTGCTTCCTGGGGCGGCAGTAGTCCCTGAGGCTGCGAGTCTAGGGGGCTTGGGGGGCCCGTGGACCCGTCCTCCTCCTCCTCCGCCTCGGTGTCTGTTATGTCTTCTGGGGTGAGAAGCTCGCCCTCCTCCAGCTCCTCCATGACGGGCGACAGGCGCGCGGTCATGGTCTGCGGCCTCTACGCAGGGTGCGGCCTCGTTGAGAGGCTCTCCGGTCTGCGGGTCCAGATAGACGCCCTGGCCCTTTTTAAGGAGAAACTCCTCTCTAGCTTTTCTAATGGTTTGCAATTGGCCGAGGATGGCGCTCTGAGTGATGACGCAGGCGGAGGGGTCCACGGCGGGGGGCTTTGATTGGTTTTCATAAAACCTGATAGTGTGGGCGTGGTAATCAGCCGGCTCAAATTTTTGCAGAAACGCGGAAGTCCACATTCCGGCCGTGAGCTTCAGCCCGGAGGAAGACTCGCCCCCGTTTTCACCGCCGGGACCGCGAATATCGAAGGTACCTATCAGCTGGGTCTCGTTGAGCAGGGGGGTGTTGGTGGCCAGGCAGCGGTGGGGGGTGCAAAGGTTGCAGCGACAGTAATACTCGAGTAGGCCTTCGCCGCTGACATCGAAGCAGATGTCGTTGTGGTACATAAAGTAGTTGGCCAGTTTGAAGAGGTAGGTGTGGGCCCAGAGGGTGGGCGGACACTCGTCGAAGGCGATGCAGACGAAGTCCGTGGGCAGGGGGCAGCAAACGGCGGGCAGGATGCCGGACCGCTCCAGGACAAAGCTTCTGAAGTTTTGCATCATGCTCTGGCTGACTATGTCTGGCAGGCCGTTATGCAGCGCCTGAAGCAACTTAGGGGGAAACAGAATGTCCGCCAGTTCCTTGCCCAGCAGGCGCTGCGAAGTGTTAGACCAGAGGCGCTTTTTGGCGGCCTGCAGGAGCTTGACTAGCTCTTTGAGGTTCTGCGCCTCCAGACACTGTTGCCAGATTCCCATGGCTGATTGCCACGAGTGCACAAGAGCCAGATAGATGGTATCTCGGATGTAATCTCGTTTGGCCTCGCCGCGGATGTTATTGTGTAGGATGTTCTGCCCGAGGCGGTTCTCGTGGAGGATGCCCATGTAGGTGATAACGTTGGTGAGCTCCACGTTGGAGATCTTGCTCGCGAGCGCCACGTAGCCGTGGCGAAAGGTGTAGTGGAGCGACTCCCCGATCTTGCGCACCATGGCCTCGCTGGTGAAGAAGCGCTGCATGCATTCTAGCAAGACGGTGACGAGCACCGCGCCCATGACATTTTTGCGCTGCGCCTCGAGCGCCTCGGGGGCGTCGGTGCCCAGCCAGCGGGCGAGCTCTGCGTCGCTCACCACGGGCTCACCCCCGGCGGGGTCCACCTCGTCCAGGGTAGAGCTGGGCTGAGCGCGCTTGGTGAGAAGGCAGTCCATGACGGTGCTGATGACTTTAGGAGGGAGGTGGACGGCGGGGTAGGCGAAGTGGGTGACATTCAGGCCGCGCTTGACGACGGCCAGACGAGGACTGTCTCCCTTCAGCTCCACCAAGACGGACTCGTGGTTCTCCACGGCATTGTCCGCCAGCTCCTCTCCGTTCAAGCCCTCGAATATCTTACTGACCGTCTCCATGGTCTCGTAGTCTGGGAGGCGGTCGCCGTCCGAGAGCGTGAGCGCGGCATCCGCGCGCGGGCGGTTGGCGCGGCACGATAGGGGGACCCGCTGGTTAGTGAAGAAGATGTGGTAGGCGGCCAGGGTCTCGGGCACGGCGAAAGTGGGGTAGAAGTTGAGGCGCGGGTTGTTCTCGCAGGTGCCATTATCTTGCTTTTTGGGGGGAGTTTTGGGGCAGAAGAGGGCGCGCTCGTAGGCGGCGGTGAGCTCCGCGACGGTGGTGGGCGCCACCCAGCGGTCGCTGAGGGCGTCCTGCAGAATGGTACACTGGCGGTGGAGATGCTTAAGCAAGACATCGCTGTCGAGGTAGCTATCCGGCAGAGCCGTCTCCTCGGAGGCGTACCCCTCGGAATCGGCCTCGGGCTCCTGTTCCTGCTTCTCAGCGTCTGGGAGAGGGGAGTTGGGAGGTGCCACCAACCCAGAGTCCTCGGACGGAGTGAAATTGACGGGCTCTTCTGCCATCTAGGAAAAAGATGAGCCAGAAGTATCGGTTGCTGTCCGACCCCTCCAGCGAAGAAGACGTCCCCGCGCCAGAGGTGCCGCCCAAAAAGCGCTCCCGTAAGCGCGCCGCCGAGGCCCCGCGCGCGACGGGCACCGCCGTGGCGACCGGGGCGGGGGAGCTGGAACTGAGTCAGGACGACTCGGTCTCCTACGTGCCCCCGAGCAAGCTGCTGAAGAGCGCCCGCAAGCGCGGCGCGGCGGCCGTGGTGGCGCGCGAGGAAGAGGAGGAGGAAGAGGAGGACGAAGAGGCCGTCCGCGAGGTCTGTGGGACCGTCAAGTTGCCGCTCACCTCCAAGAAGCCAGACCACCAGTGGCAGCTCGCCATGGAAATGGCGTTGAAGATCCTGACTCCCCTGAAGGTGGATCACTCTGCCCTCACCCTGCTGCCCGACCCCGGCACCCTCGAGTGTTTTCGCAAGGCCGGTCAGGCATTCATGACGGCCCACCGCATTTGCCCGGCTTTCACTTTCACCTCCCCCAAGAGCTTCCAACACCTGTTGGGCCGCATGCTGCTTGATTTTGTCATAAAGGCGTCTGACATCGGCACCCGCGCCTGCAATGTGAGCGGCTGCGTGATTTGGAATCACCACTGTCAGACGCGCCTGCACTGCCTGCACGGCACCCCCATGATCCAAAAGGAGCAGCTGGTGGAGATGGATGTGAATAGCGAGAACGCCCAGCGAGCCCTCAAGGAGACGCCCGAGAAAGCTAAGATAGTGGCCAACCGCTGGGGCCGCAATGTGGTTCAGCTAGTGAACGAAGACGCCATGTGCTGCTCCTACGACGTGGCCCTGAGCGGCAACAACTTCAGCGGGAATTCATGCGGCATGTTTTACACCGACGGGCGCAAGGCTCTGATGGCCTTTTCGCAGCTCATGGCTTTTCAGCGCGCCAGCTACCCCAAGATGAAAACGGCGGAGAGCCACATGCTCATGCCCCTGCGCTGCGAGTGCAACTGGAACAGCGACCTCCCTCTGCTGGGCCGCCAGACCTGCAAGATCACGCCGTTCAGCCTCCAGACGGCGGCGGGTGTGGATAAGGGGGCCGTGGAAGACGCGAAGCTGCTTGCCACGCTCAACCACCCGGCTATCTTGGTGTTCCAGTGTTGCAACCCCGTGTACCGCAACAGCAAGGCCAACCCTCAAAAGAACTGCGACCTCAAGATCTCGGCGGTGGACGTGATGGCGTGCCTGCAGATCGCCAAGCAAATCTGGCAGGCGTCCGTGGGCTCCCCGCCGCCCCTACGGTTCCCAGAGTTCAAGTGGGCCCCCGAATACTGCTACCAAAACACCATCCTGCCCCAGGGGCAAGTGGACAAGGACGATTCCCTCTTTTAAGCGCTCCCCTCCCTTCCTGTCAATAAAAGACAGCGCAGAGGCCGTTGTTGATTTTACGAATAAAAACGGTTTATTGTTTAATCTTGTTAAACGCGGTCCGTTCCTTTATCGCGCGCGCGTGGAGGCGGAAGTGCAGAGAGTGGGATTCCAGAAAGCGATACAACTTCTCCTGGTTCATGTAAAAGATGTGCTGCACGGCGGGGTCGGTGAGACGGTGGTTGGGGACGCCCTTCATGGGTCCCATGGTGGGGTTTCCGTCAAAGGGGCGATCGGGCCAATTCACGAAGGCGTGCAGAAACAGGCAGCAGAATAAGCCGCAGGCGGCGCTGTTGGGTCCCTGGAGGGACTCGTCATTTTTTACCAGATTGAGACAGCGGTCCGCAGACGCCGAGATGGCGCTGCGGCGCAGGAGGCCCTCGTACTCGAACTGATAAACTTGGAGTAATTTTCCGTCTGAGAATCCAAACGGGTCGAACAGGTAGAATGTCTGACTCGGAGGGTACCAGGCCATGGCCAGCCAGTGCACGCCGCCGGTTTCGCGGCCCGCGGTGTTGACTATGGCGCAGGCCGGTTTGTGGGACGATATGAAGCCCGGGAAGCGTTTATCGAAGGTGCCAAGGAAGTAAGGCCCCAGGCCAAGGTCGCGGGCCAGGGCTCGGAGCTCGTCTTCCGAGGAGCCGCCTTCGCACATGCTTATGTGGTTGCGTTTCCGGCAGAGAAGGGCGTTCTCAGGTACACCACCTCAATGACCCCGCGGTGCGGTTGATGCACGCGAGCCACGTCAAACACTTCGAACAAAACATACAAGAGGGTGGGCTCATTCATGTCATCCACCTCGAAGGTCATGTCGAGCGCGTGGGCGGAGTTAGCGTACAGGAGGTTCTGACCCAGGTCGGTGAGAGATCCCATAGACATGAAGTTGGAGGAGAAGGGAATGCGCCAGAGCGTGCGGTCACACAGGAACTTTTTCTGCGTGATGGAGGGCACTGCGGTAGCTCCGATGAGGGGATACGGCCAGTTCGCGGGGTACGGGTGCCCTTCTCTGGAGTGCGAGCCGGATATGGCGCTGGCAAAGCCGGAGTTGTTATGCTGATCGGCCACTCTGACGGCGTGGTAGTGTTCGTAGTTTTGCACATCCACCATCTGCCGACACATGGGCTCGAAATTTCGCAGGAAGGAGTAGAGGCGGTCTTTGTAACTCTCTGGCAGGTAGTAGCCCTGGTAGCCGATGTTATAGTGGGCCAGCATCTGAACCATGAACCAATCCTTGGTCATGTTGGACTGGCCCATGTTGTAACCCTCGCCGTCCACGTACCGCTTGATTTCGAACTCGTTAGGAGTCAGCAAGCGGTCGTTTCCGGGCCAGGAGACAGAGGAGTCAAACATGATGGAGACTCGCCGGAAGGTGTGACTGAGGTAGAAGGTGCCATCCAGGTAGGGGATGGAGCCGGAGTAGGTAAAGTAGGGGTCGAAGGGAGAGCCCAGCGCCGGCGTCTCGTGCTGCTTGATGCGCGTAAAGCTCCAGCCGCGGAAGCCGGCCCAGTTCCGTGCGGGGATGGAGATGGGCACGTTGGTGGCGTTGGCTGGAATGGGGTACAGCATGTTGGCGGCGGACAGGTAGTCCGCGAACGACTGGTCGTTCACGTCGTTTCGCAACATGGCTTCCAGAGTGGAGGCTGTGTTGTGCGCCAGGGGGAAGAAGCTCGCATAGAGGTTGATGCTCTGTATGCTAATGCTGGCACCGTCCACGCGGAGGTCGTTTCCCAGGGAGCTCTGCAGGATCATGTTCACATCTTTTCTAAAAGACCACTCGTACGTGTACGTCCCCGGAAGCAGGAGCAGATTTTTGATCGCAAAAAACTTCTGAGGGACCTGAATATGGAATTGACAGTAGCGCCCATTCCCCAGCAGTTGCGACCTGTACCGCAGTCCGGCATTTCTGTGGTGGTTGAAAGGGTTAACAGTATCCATCACATCAGGAGACCATTTAGCACCGATATTCACATAGGTGTCAATCAGATTAGCGACAGGCAAACGCATGTTCATGTAAGCGTAGGTATTGTGGTTGGCGGGCTCCACCGCGTACTCGGGTGTGTATTTGAGTTCGTCGGGCAGGTACAAGGCCACGTTAGAGTAGAGAAACCCCTTAAACAAGTTGGCATTGAGGTTGATTTCCATAGCTTCCACATTGCCAAAGGCTATACGATGCTGACCGTTTCGATTTTGGTTGTCGGCCTCAAAGGCATTCCTTTGAGCATTCACTTTCATGGGAAGCATGTCTTCAAACGACCCCATGCCACTCAGCGGGTAGCAATAATTAGGTAGTTCATCCTCCACCCCATGGTTGTCAATAACCCTGACTTCTGGGTCATAGCTGTCAACTGCCTGGTTCCACATGGAAAAGTAGCGCTGTCTGTCTGTGAGCGAATCCATCAACAGCTGGTAAGATAGTTCAGTATTTCTATCTTGCAAGTCAACAACAGCATTAAGTTGAGATGATTGTCCTGCCAGTACCCCCATATTGCCATTGCTGTTATAATACATGAGCCCTATGAAATTATCTCTAAAGCCAATGTAGTTAGGGCGGTTGGGGGCGGCCTGTTGACCGAGCCCGCTGGCGGAGTTAAGAAGCTGCGGGTTCACGCGGTGGACCAAGTGGGTGTCCGGGGCCTGAAGGCCCACTTCCTCCGCGTACACAACGGCATCCACGGCTGTGTTAGTGTTATTGGCTCTTCTCCTAAAAAACACCTTCTCGATGGTGTCTGCCGCGCCAGAATGTTGACCACCTCGCTCGTTAGTGGGGGCGGCATACGAGCCATAGCACGGCTGTGTGGGAGCGGCCAACTTCAAGGCGCGACCGGCGGCTTGAGGTATTGTTGTAACGCTGCCGGCGGTCCAGCTGTCCGGCCCCAAATGAGGCTGGGGCTGGAAGGTTGCATCTATATTTGCAAGTCCGTCTACAGTCAGCGTTTGTATGTGAGGGGCCTGAGCGATGATGTTTACATCTCTTGCATTTGCCCCATTGCCGTTGAAGAAGCAATTATTGGGGGCGCTCTTGGGCGCGAGGGAGTTGTAGGCGGTCCCGCTGTAGGGCTTGAAAGAGGGGCCGCGGTCGAGGGTGCCGCGGATGTCAAAGAAGGTGCTGCCCATGTCCAGCACCCGGTTGTCGCCCACGGACAGCTGAAAGCGGGTTTTGAAAGTGTACTGGCCGTCTTCTTGCATGACCGGTACGAAGCGCAGCTGCAGCCGCTGGGACCGCTCGGTGGTGACATCGTGGGTGGGGGCTACCGTGGGGTTCCTGAACTTGTTGTCCAGTCTAAAGTAGGAATTCGTGGCCTGTGCGAACTGGACGAGAGCGGGCGACAGGTATTCCGCGGCGTCCTGGCCCGCAATGTGCATGTAGGACCATTGTGGAAGCATCGCCGGGGTGGCCATCTTCGGTGGGCGAGGTTTTTGGAAAAAGAAACACAGGGGCGGCAGACTAGGTCACGATCGAGTTTAATAAAAGCAGCGGCGGCGCTTCACGCCGTGAAGTCCCACTCCGACAATATTGGCCAGGGTACCCTGCCACCCTCGGGCGCGACTAGAGGAGGGCCTGTAGACGGGGCGCTCCGCGACGACGACGGGCGCGACGGGCGTGGGGTCCATCACGGGGCGGGCAATGGCTGAATACGGGGGAGGCAGATCATCGGCCATCGTGTGGGAGTCTACCGGCACGGCGGCGGCAGCGGTGGCGACGGGTGCGGGCACCAGCGGCGCGGCGGCTTGCAGGGCTTCGCTGTATGAGGGCGGCTCGCTGTGCGTCAGCGTAAACACTTCTTCGTCGCGAGGGCGCTTTTTGCCGGAGTCAATGACCAGGGAGGGCGCCGGGGACGGCCGCACCTCGGGCACCACCACTTCCAGGGGCTCGCGGCGCTCTAGCCTCTTTTCCACCTGCCTGGCGATCTCCTGATTGGCTATGTCCAGGACGCCGTGGATGCCTGAGGCGAGGCCCTCCACTACCTTCTCGCGGATGCCGCTGTCGTTAAGGCGCTGCCGCAGGAGCCGGCCGGTCTGGCTGTTCCAGCCGGCCTTGCCCCAGGTGACGACGTTATGGCCAAAGTTTCTAATGCCGCTCCAAATGCCGCCCCAGTTAAAGGCCCCACCGTTCATGTTGCTGGTGCCGATGCCGGCCCACTCGCTCATCATGGGGTTGCCCCCGAATCGAGGGGCGAGCACGGAAAAATTGACAGCGTCCATTGTGTCGTCTTCTGGCCGAGAAAATAACACGGGAGGACAGGAGAGTCAGTGTCTTGCTAAAAAGCGCTGCCGGCGCGCCCCGAATCAGCCGCGGTGGGCGGCTTGCAGGGCCACCGATGCGATGCCGGGCACGGCCCCGATGGCGGCCGCAATCAGAGGGATGAGCGCGGGTAGAAAACCTCCCCGCATGCGGCTGGTCCCGATCTTGCGGGTGCGCCGCCGGCGCCCGGAGCCTGCAAGTCGCGTTCGCACGGGCACCCTCAGGCGGACCGTTACATTCCTTCTGGACATCCTTCCTCCGTGCGGCGGGTGGGTGAGAATATGATAGAAAGAGGTTGAGTTAGGCACTGCGCGTGAGCACGTTGATAGTGGGGTGGTAGCGCACGCCGCGGGGCAGAGGGATTCCCGAGGAGGTGTAGGCGGGCGCCACGAAGGCGGCGCGGCGGGTGGTGCGGCGGCGGCGCAGGCGCCGCGTGGTGGTGCGGCGGCGCACCGTGCGCACCGTGCGAGCGACCGGCGGGGTCACCAGCATGGAGGGATGCAGGCGGTAGTCGGGCAGTATGGCGTTGGCGGGGCCGTAGCGAAGGGCCCGCCGCGCATTGCGGCGCGCCGGCACGGTGATGCTGGGATGGTAGCGGTAATCCGGAAAGATGTTATTCGCGGGCCCCCAGCGGGAGGTGCTCGCCGCCCCTACGGCGGCGGCCGCGGCAGCCGCCGCCGCGGTGGGAGAAACCGAAGTAGCCGGAGCCGCGGCGCCTTGTTGAACCTCCATAACTTCTACCGGGGGCTGAGAGTTGACCATCACTCGTCGACGGGTGCGCGGCACCGCGATGGGGCGCGCGGACGCTACCGCGGCGTCTGTAGCGGCCGTCTGAAAGAGGGTGCCGGGCTCCACGCCGGGGTCAAAGTTGGTGACCTCGGCGGGCTCCGCATACTCCATCTTCAAGGTGGTTTCCAGAGGCCCCTCGTCCTTTATCCTCTTAATGGCCGTGAGGTCGTCGTCCCCGCCGCGGCGTCTCTTTAGAGGCACCTTTATGTCTACGGTCTGCACCCCGAGGCCCGGGGCGACCGGGTGAACGCCGTGGTCTTCCACCTTGACGTCCCCGGACTCCCGCTTACTGACGGGAAGGACGCTCTCTTGCTTCACGTCTTTGGACATGAGCACTTGCACGGTGGGCAGGAGCCGGGCCTGCCCCGGCGCGACCACGAGCTGTTGGTCGGTGAGCGGGACCTGGCTAGGGGTGGGGTTTCTATCCGTGAGAATGCGAGCCCTTTTGCCGTAAGCAAACTCGTTGTCGCGGGCCTCTGCCTGATCCAGCAAGTCGCTGTCGGCGTACACCTCGTCAAAAACCCGCTTGGCCCGCACGCTGGATCTCTGGCCCGGCGTAAAAACCACGGGCACGCCGGGCCTCACCACGGCGCGGACCCTGCGGCCCCTCCAGTTGTACGGACGCCGCGGTGCGCTCTGCCGCACAAACTCTACTTCGTCATCCTTCGCGCGTCTGGCGGCCCTAGCGGCCTTGCTTTTGGCCTTGACCAAGGTCTTCACATCAACCTTGGCCCGGCCCTCGGCCTGAATTCTTCTTCGGGTTTCGGGGAGCATGTACACTTCTGGCAGTATCCCCTCCAAGAGCTCTTGCTTGATAGCGCGAGAGATGGCGGACATGGTGGTTGGTGTACTGATGCGGGCAGACGCTTCGTGGTAAAGAAACAGGCCATGACTCGACAGTGGGTTATGGCGAAAGGGCAGCAAGTGTTTTTTATTGAAAAACTCATAAAAAATTTTTTTACGGCGGGCGAAACATGCGGCGTCTACCCGGGTTCACCGTCTGCGGCGTCGCGTTCTCCTGAAGCGGGCGAGCATGAGCGCGCGCCCCGCGGGAGTGAGGCGTCTAGAGCGGCGCAGATTGTAGCTTCCAGAGCGGGGGGCCACCTCTACCACGGTGCGGGAGGCCGGCGGTCCGTTGCGGGCCACCTCGTCGATGGTTTCCGCCACCTGGGCGGCAGTGACGGGGTCCATGGGGACGGACACGCGGACGCGCGCGCGGCGGACTCTACGAGTGCGGCGGCTGCGAGTGCGGCTGCCCCACGAGGCTCTGTAATGAGCTTTCACATACACGGGGTGCTCGTCTGATCTTGTTACGGCACCGCCGAAAAGCTTATTGTTTCCGAGCCCGAGGCCCCATCCGGTGTTGTTGGTGGGAGAGATAAGAATAGCCATGGCGCTTCAGACGAGACGGGACAGATAAGAGAAACACAACCGTCACTAGAAGGTCTTGCTAGACAGCACCCTCGGGGTCACGACCCCGATGCTCTTGTACACGTAGGGGCAGGCCCGGCGACGGGCGTCGGAGAGGGCCACTCGCTGCACGGCCGAGATGTTGTTTTTGAGAGCAATGGTGCCGTGGTCCGTCACCTGAGGCACGTTCTCGCTGATGCTGATGATGGTGGGGGCAGGCGGGCGCATGAGAATCGCGTTCTCGGGGAAGCGATTGAAAACCTTGCTGTTGCTAGTGCTCTCCTGAAGCTGCTGGGAGTACACGGCTTGCGCGTTGTAAAAAGCGCGCGGGATGACGGGGAGCAGCTCGGTGCCCACCACCGCGTAGGAAGCCGCGCCGCTCAGCCCCGAAGCGAAAGTCACGGGGTCCACGGCCATGTCGGGCAGGCTCCAGTAGATCTGCTCTACCCCGCAGGTGATGTCCGGGGTGACCAGGAGCGTCGAGGCGAAGGCTCCCGTCTTTTTGTCCCCGTAGTTATAGGCCAGGTACCAGCTGCGGTACGAGGTGAAGGTGGGCCCCGCCTCCGGGTCCTCTCCCACATGGTAGGAGCGGTTCTCGCTGTCCCTCTCCACCGCGAACACGTTTTGATCTGGCTGATCGGGGTTGTAGCGGGTCAAGTCTAGCAGCGCAGGGATGTTTCCGCCCTTGAGGTCGTCGTAGTGGATAACGAAGCCCAACTGGTAGGGCTGGCGCTTTCGGATGCCCAGGAAGTTATTGAGGCGAGACTGGGTAAAGTCCACGGCGCAGCCGGGCGACAGCACCACGTCCGGATGGAAGGCTTGGTGCGCGTAGTGGCCGGGCATCACCAGGCCAGACTGTTCGTCGTAGCCGAGACGGAAGTTGCGCGTGTCAAATTTCAACCCGATGTCTTCCTCCCTCACGTTGTGCTGCCGCCCGTGCCTCAGGTAGTTTTCCACCACGGCGTTGTTCATGAGGTCGATCAGCATGACCTCGGAGTAGTTGCCCTCGGGAATCGTGAGGGTGTACCACTCGCGGGTGAGGATTTTACCATCCTCGTCCGCGGTGGCGGGCAGGAGGGCCCGAAAAGAGTTGCTAAACATGTATTCTGTGACGTTGGGGAGGTTCGTGTGCAGGATGGACCTGAACTCGCCGCCCCACCGGGAGCGCTCGTCCAGATGGATGGACTGGCTGCTGCTCTCGAAGGGGCTGTAGTGGGCGTTCTGCACTACGGTGGTGAGAAAGTCGCTGTGGTCGTTTTGGTAGTTTAGGGCGTTGATGTCGGAAGACTTGTTATCGATCAGGTATAAGCGGGTGGTGTCATAGAGCGGAGGGTGGTGAGAGTAACGGATGCTGTTTCTTCCTTCCGTAGCGGCAGCGTACCGCGGTGGGACCGACGGAGCTACCATCACGGGCACTTGCTGCGTCATCAGCACTTCGTAAGAAGGCGGAGGAGACTGCGGCAGGCTCATAGCTGCTTCTACACGCGGGAGAAACACAATGGCTCTGGTAGGTGCTCGCAAGTGCCTTTTACAAACGGCCTCGCCCGCGCTGGGGGCGCAGGTGGGCGAAAGGATTCCCGCTTCCCTCGAAACGCAAAAATCTGTCGGGGGCCGACATGCCGTCGTCGCTCTCGTCCGTAGCGAAGGGGGAGCGATCGCGATAGCGTTGGCGCGACGCGGGTTGCACGGCCGTGGGGCTCTCCTGCTCGGCTACCTCACGCCGATAGCTCTTCCACCTGTTCAGCTTTTCCGTGAGGCGGTCTATCTCGCGGATCATGTTTTTGGGTTTCGTTTCGCGGTTCACGAGAGAGAGAAAGTCGGTCTGCGAAAGCGAGGAGCGCCGCGAGGAGCGGCGCGACGAAAGCGGCGAGCTGAGCCGCGAAGCGAAGGCGGAGGCCGAGGCGCTGGACGGGCCGGCGCTGCGCTGATCCTCGTCTAGAAACTTATTAGCGAGCTCCTCCTGCAACCTAGCCGAAGCCGCCGCGACGGCCCCGAAGTCGTCCCGCAGGGAGGTGTCTGTCTCGTCCCACAGATAGTCGTCGTCCCGCTGAGGGAAGTCAAAGTCGCCCGTGTAAAATCCTTCGGGCGGCAGCCAGCGCGGGTTCAGGACGGCGTTCATAAAGTAGTCGGGCGCCGTCACCGCGGCGCGGTGAAAATAATCCATCAGTTTGTTGATGAACGCCATGTTGCTGGCGTAGAAGGTGGGCTCCAAGTTAGCCGAGGTCGCGTCTAGCGCCTCCGAAGCGCCCAGGTTGTCCTGCATCATGCGCAGACTGACGGCCTGCTGTACGAAGCGGAGAATCCGCTCCTCTTCGGGCGTAAGAAAGAACTCGCGCGGGGCCGTCTTGCGGCGGTTAGTCAGGAGGAAGTTCAGGGTAGCCTGCAAGTTGGTGGCGTCCTGGTCCCCTATGGCGCGGCTCACCGCCGTCACCTCGTTAAAGGTGGCCTCGTCTAGGTTATTCCTCCCGAGCGCCTCGCGGTACAAGGTCAAAAGGTAGCCTATGTAAGAGTCCCTGCTGACGCTGACGCTGTCCGTAAACGGAGCCACCAGCAAGAGCAGCAGGCGGGTGTTGGGCGTGAGCAGCGCCGAAATGCTGAGACGCTCCATTGTGGGGGCCCTGACCCCCCAGAGCGACTTGAGATTCTCGAAGGCCGCGGTCAGGTTCACGGTCTGAGTTCCGCTGCGGCTGCTTTGCAAAAAGTAGTGGGGCCCCGCCTGATAGACCTCGGTGCTGGGCACCTCCGTCACGAGAAGCTTGAGTGCCGAGATAAAGCCCATATAGTTCTCCTGCCCGCGCTCCACGTTAGCCGGAATGCGGGCCAGGAAAGCGTTGAGAGCCGCCAGGGAGCCTAGGTTGCCGTCCGCGATGCGCACTTTTTGAGCCACGGCCTCTCGCACGTCCCCGGCCAGTCTCTCCAGGTTGCTCTGCGCGTTCATGCTATTGTACTTAGCCACGCGGCGCAGCAGCGCGTCGTACACCCCCGCGGCCTCGTCGCGGCGGATGGCGCCGTTGGCGATGAGCGCGTTCACGATGGTTAACACGCGCTCGTGGGTGGGGTCTTTGCGGGAGGGCACCACGGCTTCTAGGATGGCGTCCATACGGTTCGCCAGCGGCTGCGCGGAGAAGGCGCGCCCCTGCCCCGCCGTCAGGGCCATGATGCGCTTAATAGAAGCGCCCCAGCTGTCGTCTGCCGACGACTGGGTCTGCAGGGCCGCCACCTTCTCGGGGTTGACCGCCACGCTCATGTTGACGGGGAGCGGACTGGTGGTGGTGGTGGTGGCGGAGGCAGTTTCGCTGTTGGAAGGACATGCAAGTGTCAGGCCCCTCGTCCTCGCAGTCGTAGTCTGACTCCTCGTCTTCCTCCGCGAAGGCGGGTCGCAGGGCGCCGCGGCCGGGCCCGGAGCCCGCGCCCCAGGTGGCTCGCGAGCGCGGCGCCGCCGCCTCGGCGGGCGACTCCTCCTCGGGAGCCTCCTCTGCCCCTGCGGAGGCCAGCGCCTGCCTCAGCCCCCGCATCAACTCCCTGTCGCTCATCTCTCGGCGACGCACGTTAGACACGGCGCGCTCTATGCGCTCGTTGCGGTACATGCCCAGATCGTCGCTCAGCACCAGAAGCTTGATGACGGCCCTCATGTAGAAGGTGTTAATCTTGGCCTCTTTGTCGATGGGGACGAACACAGACTTGAAGATCTTCCTAGCGTAGTGTTTGCTCAGGGTGATTACGGAGTAGTTCACGGCGGCCACCTTTTCGGAGAGTCCGAGCCGGCGCTCTTGTACCACTATCGTCTGCAGCAGATTTATAAGGTCCACGAGCCACCGGCTCTCCGGCTCCGCTATGTTAAGCAAGCTCTCGCGGAGCACGCCCTCGTCGCGACAGTGCTGCACTATCAGAAACAGTTGTGCCGCGAGCGCCTTGCTCATCGGATTCTCCAGATAGGCCTCCACAAAGTCCCACAGATGCATGAGCCCCACGGCCACCTCTTCGCGGGAGAGCAGCGTCCTCACGTTGTTGTTAAAAGACGTCTGAAAGTTCACCTCCTCCTTCACGGTCTGCTCATACGCGGTCACCAGGTCCGCGGCACGCATGTGGGCCTGCGCGGGGCTGATGCCGCTGCGGGGGCTCTTTTCGAAGTCGGCCTCCGTGAGCATCCGGTCGGAGGAGAGGCCTTCGCGGAGAGCGCGCCCCGCCTCGAAGCGGAGATGCCGCCCGCACTCGCCCTCCTCTCCCTCGTTGTCTCTAAAAGCATTCTGGCGCGGTACGAAGGCCTCGGCGGCGTCCCGCTTTATCTGCACCCGGGGGTGCCCCTCGGTCGTGGCGCCGCCCTGGAGTCGCACCAGCCCCTCGCTCTCCCCCTCGGGCCTCTCTCCGGCGGCTCCCGCCGGCATCGCGGGCTTCATCTGCCGCAGCACCGGATGCATCTGCGGAGGAGCACATGTATACCCACACTCTGTCTCTCTGTCCCATGCAGAACGCGCAAGACGTGGCCCGGCTCACCGGCCAGACCATTTATACCGTGGAGCTGTTTCGGCCCCTGCGAAACATCTTCAATCGCGAAAGGGAGTTCACGCGCGCCAGCACCACCGCGGCCGGCGTGGCGTGGATGTCCAAGTACGTCTACGGCTATCACCGCATCATGCTAATGAACCTCGCGCCGCGCGAACCCGTCACTCGCCACTGGCCTCTGTACCTCTACCCGCCGCCGCACCTCCTGGTGGGCTACCAGTACCTGGTGCGTGTTTGCAACGATTACGTCTTCGACGTGAGATCCTACAGTCGCCTCACCTACTCGGAGATCCTGACCTCCTCGCAGCACTTCATGAACTGGAGCGTCATGGCCAACTGCAGCTACACTATCAACACGGCCGCCTACCACCGCTTCCTGGACCTGGAGAACTTCGAGGAGACCCTCACGCAGATCCAGCAAGCCGTGCTCGCCGAGCGCGTGGTCGCCGACCTGGCCCTCATCAGACCCATGCGGGGCTACGGAGTCACCCACATGCATGGGGATCGCCAGGTGCCCGTGGAGCGCCTCTTGCAAGAGCAGCACAAAGACCTGTCGCAGTGTCAGGCTGGCGCCTGGGGGCTAGCCGACCGCCTCCGCATCCAGCGCGCCGGTAGGAAAGACCTGGTTCTACTCACGGCCATCCGCAAGCTGAAGACGGCCTACTTTAACTTCCTAGTTGCGCCGAACGACCCAAGCACCCAACTCAGCTTACCTTGTGACTGTCTTTGGTTAGACGCCTTCGTGGAGAAGTTCACCGATCCGGAGCTCTCTGCCTTTCAGAGGATCCACTCGCTCCCGAGTCACTGCGTCACAAAAAGCATCATCAGCGCGCTCAGCCTCCCTCAACCGGCCCCCGTCCCGCCGCTCGTCGGCGGGGCCTTCGTACTGCGGCCCCGCGAAAACGGCCGCGCCGTCACCGAGGAGATGCGCCGCCGCCGCGGGGAGGTGATCGAGCGCTTCATCGATCGCCTCCCAATCCGCCGCCGCAGGCGCCGCCGCCCACCGCCCGCCGCCGAAGAGGTATCCGAGGTAGAGTTGGAAGAGGAGGAGGCCGAGGAGGAGGCCGCGCCGGAGGCGCCGCCACGCTCCTTCGAGGAGGAGGTCCGCGAGACCGTCGCCGAAGCCATCCGCCTCCTCCAAGAAGAGCTCACGGTCTCTGCGCGCAACGAGCAGTTCTTTAACTTTGCCGTCAACTTCTACGAGGTCATCCAGCGCCTGGAGCAACTGGGCAACGTGAACGAACTTACCATCAGACGCTGGGTCATGTACTTTTTTGTGGCGGAGCACATCGCCACCACGCTCAACTATCTCCACCACGCCCTCAGAGTTAACGTCACCTTCGCGCGCGTGGTCGAGCTCAGTCTCGGCCAGGTCGTCATGCGCGCGCGGGACGCGGAGGGGGCCGTGGTGTACAGCCGGGTGTGGAACGAGGTGGGGCAGGACGCGCTCAGCCGCATCATGAACCGCGTCGCGGTGGATCTGGCGGCCACGGTCGAGCGCGCCGGCATGGGGGAACTCGAGGAGGAGGAGATAGAGCAGTTCATGGCGGATATCGCCTTTCACGAGAATAGCGGGGACGTGAGCGAGATCTTGACGCAGGTCGCCACGAATGACGTGGAGATTGACTCTATCGAATTATCTTTCAGGTGCAAGGTCACGGGACCGGTGGCGTTTACGCAGAACCGGCAGATCCAGAATATCAACCGCCGGGTGGTTGCCAGGGCGACACAGCTGCATCTCAACCGACAGCCGCTCCCTGTGCTCAACCAGGCGGAGCCGCTGCCGCCTTAAAGGCGACGCGGCAGTACCGGGGGACCGTGGTCGCTCGCCGCGCCACCCTCTTTCTCCCCGCCGTTTTGGAAGACGGCCAGACCGTAGAGATTAAGTATCACGCCCAACTGACCCCCGCCCTAGTCAGCCTTTTCAAAGTCAACCTGCACGAAGTCCCAGAGTGTCTCAGCGTTCCCCTCACCCCCAAGAACCTCCCCGAGGCCCTGGAGCGCGCGGCGGCGCCATACAGCCTGATCTGCTATTACAAACGCGGCGCCGTGCGCCGCGTCCAGATGCAGGCCGCCGACCCTCTGCTCAGCTTCCCCCTGCGCTTCCTCGTCAAGAGAGGGCGAGTCTACTTAATAAAGGACATAGCTGTCTCCAACAAATGCGACTTCTGTGGCTCTTTTTACAAAGTGACTCACACCTGCTCGGCGCGCCGCAGGGACTTTTACTTTCATCACATCTCAACCCACAGCGCCGACTGGTGGGAAACCATATCCTTCACGCCCATCGGATCACCGCCCACAGACCGTCTGTTCATTGTCTACGATGTGGAAACTTACACCTGGCACGGGCGGTTCGGGAAACAATTGGTGCCATTCATGCTGGTTTTCCAGGTTTTTGGCACGGAGGACCTAGCGGACTTGGCAAGGCAAGTAGCTTTCCAGGAAGGCTGGGACCGTTGGCAGGACAGAGAGGACACCTTTTTCTGCCTCAATCCCCAGAAAAAGACCGTGGGTATGCGCTTCAAGCGCTTTAGAGACATCCTGCAGAGCAAGGTCGTCGCCGCGCTGTGGTCCCACGTCCTCAGCCAAAACCCCCAACTGGAAGAATTTGCCACCCAAGCCAAGCTGCCCTACTCGGAGGAAATGACTCCCGAACAGCTTAAAGAACTCAAATTACAGGGACTACCCCGGTTCATAGAGGTCTACATTGTGGGACACAACATAACCGGCTTCGACGAGATCTTGCTCGCCGCCCAGGTCATTAACAACAGGGCGGCCATTCCCCCGGCCTTCAGGGTCACTCGCAACTTCATGCCCCGGGCGGGGAGGCTGCTGTTCAACGACGTGACCTACAGTCTCCCCAACCCCGTGTACCGCCAGAGGAAGGACTTTGCCGAGTGGGAGGCCGGGTGCCTGCTCCCTGAAGACTGCAAGTGGCAGTATGTAAAGTTCATGGTCAGGGATACCTTCGCCCTCACTCACACCAGCCTTCGCAACGCGGCCAAGGCCTACGGGCTGGAGACGTCCAAGGGACACTGCCCCTACCAGGCCGTGAATGAATTTTACATGTTAGGCTCTTACCAGCAAGACGAGGACGGTTTTCCCGCGCAAAAGTACTGGGGCGACCCCGAGGAGTACCGCGCCAACAAGGCTCTCTGGCTGCAAGAGAAAAGGGACGCTTACGACATAGTTCGGCACACCCTCGACTACTGCGCGCAAGATGTCATAGTCACCGCTCAGCTGGTGCGCAAACTCGCAGAGTCTTACCGTGCCTTCGTGGCGGAGTCCGTCAACTTACCTGCGGCGTCCTTCAACGTCTTTCAGCGCCCCACCATCAGTTCCAATTCCCACGCCATTTTTAAGCAAGTCCTATTCAGGGCCGAGCGACCGGACAAAAACAACCTGGGGGAGGCCCTCCTGGCCCCGTCCCACGAGATGTACGAGTACGTGCGCGCCAGCATCCGCGGCGGCCGATGCTACCCCACTTACATAGGCGTGCTCTCAGAGCCCGTCTACGTCTACGACATCTGCGGCATGTATGCCAGCGCGCTCACACACCCCTTTCCCGCCGGGTACCCGCTCAACCCATACGACCGCGCGGTGGCCGTCAGCGTCTACGAACGCAAGATGAAAGCCGGAGGGCCTCTCGGGTACTTCGACCCAGACCTCCTGCCCGCGGTCTTCACCATCGACGCCGACCCTCCGGACGACGAGATGCTAGACGTCCTGCCCCCATTTTGCTCGCGCAAGGGCGGGCGCCTGTGCTGGACCAACGAGCCGCTGCGCGGCGAGATAGCAACCTCTATCGATGTGATCACGCTACACAACCGCGGCTGGAGCGTCACCATCCTGCCGGACGAAAAGACCACCGTGTTTCCAGAATGGAAGTGCATAGCCAAAGAGTACGTGCAACTCAACATCGCGGCCAAAGAGAAGGCCGACCGAGAAAAGAACCAAACCATGCGCAGCATCGCAAAGCTGCTCTCCAACGCCCTCTACGGCTCGTTCGCCACCAAGCTGGACAACAAAAAAACGGTCTTTTCTGACCACCTGGAAGAGGACACCGTCAGGGATATCGCCGCCGGGGTCTACAGCGTCAAATCTTCCTCCTATATAGAGACAGAAAATCTCTGCGCCGAAATCATGCCAGAATTTGTCGTAGCGTACCCACCTCCGCGTCACGCAGACACCTCTGCCGCGAGAGACAGTAATGACAGCGACTCCGAGGGGGACCCTTTTATACCTGTGACGCCTGTGACGTCATATCAATACAAGCCAATCACCTTTGTGGACGCGGAGGACCAGGACTTTTGTCTGCACACGCTCGAGAAAAACAGCCCCCTCGTCAGCAATAACCGCTACGCCTCGCAGATAGCCTCATTCGTCCTCGCGTGGACCAGAGCCTTCGTCTCGGAGTGGGCCCAGTTCCTTTACGCCGAGGACGCGGGCACGCCGCTCGAGCGCAGAGCCCTCAAATCTGTCTACGGGGACACCGACAGCCTCTTCCTCACGGCCCGGGGATACCGCCTCATGGAGGAAAAAGGTAAGAAGCGCATCAAAAAGCATGGAGGGCCGCTAGTCTTTGACCCGGAGAACCCAGACCTGACCTGGCTGGTGGAGTGTGAAACCCAGTGCTCGCGCTGCGGCGCCGACGCCTACAGCAGCGAGTCCGTCTTCCTGGCCCCCAAACTCTACGCCTTGAAAGATACCACCTGCCCCGCGTGCGGCTTCGTGGGCAAGGGAAAGCTGCGGGCCAAGGGTCACGCCGCCGCTCAGCTCTCTTACGAGCTGCTAACCCTCTGCTATTACGCCGATGCCCAGCAGGGGTCAGACAAGTTCCACACCAGCAGGATGAGCCTGCGACGGGCGCTCGCCAGCGTGCAGGCCCACGTCCAGCCCTTCACCGTGACGGAGACGACCCTGACGCGGACCCTCCGTCCCTGGAAGGACAAAACCCTCCACGAGCTGGACGAGCACCGCCTCGTGCCCTACTGCCGCCGCTGGCCAAACCCCCGCAACACGGAGATCACCTGGATGGACCTCTCGTGGATGAACTCAGACAGCTCTGGGCCAGACTCTCAACCCTGAGGGAGAGCTTGGAAGGCATGCCCTTTGCGGAGGGCCTCAAACCCCTCCGTTTCTTTGCTTCCTTTGACGAGATGATGTCCATGGCCGGCCAGAACCTCTTGCTTGAGCTGGCCGAGCACGGACGGCGCGTCAGAGCCATGATGCACGCCGCCTCGGCCCACCTGCATCCCGACGGATCGTGCAAGTCTCTCAACTACCACATGCAGCCGGTCATAGCCGCTGTCTACGGACCCACCGGCTGCGGCAAGTCGCAGCTACTCCGCAACCTCATGTCCTCCCAGCTGCTCACCCCCTCCCCCGAGACCGTGTTCTTCATCACCCCACAGGTGGACATGATTCCCCCGCAGGAGATGGCCGCTTGGCAGACGCAGATCTGTGAGGGTAATTTCAGGGCGGGTCCCGAAAACACTGTGGTTCCGCAGAGCGGATCTCTCCTGCCCCTGCTAGTCCCCATGTCCTACGCCGAACTCACTAACGAGGCCAACTATGATGTAACCAACCCGTCCAACGTGTTTGCCAAAGCGGCTGCGGCCGGGCCCATCGCCATCATCATGGATGAGTGCATGGAGGACCTGGGGAGCCACAAGGGGGTTGCCAAGTTCTTCCACGCTTTCCCCAGCAAGCTACACGACCGCTTCCCCAGGTGCACCGGATACTCTGTGATTGTTGTTTTGCACAACATGAACCCCCGCAGGGACCAGGGTGGGAATATAGCTAACCTGAAGACCCAGGCTAAGATGCATATCATCAGCCCGAAAGTTCACCCTTCCCAACTCAGTAGGTTTATCAACACTTACACTAAGGGGCTGCCCACGGCCATATCCCTCCTCTTGAAAGACATATTTAACTTCCACCGCACCCACTCCCACTACGACTGGGTCATTTACAACACAGACCCGGTAGACGACTCCATGAGCTGGTCCTACCTACACCCCCAAGAGGGGCTGATGCCCATGTACCTTAATGTGCAAGCCGCACTCTACCAGATATTGGAGAGGGTGCATAAAGTACTGACGGACAGACAACGCTGGACACGTTATTATCATGCAAAGAGAAATAAAGTTTATTGATTACAGCAAACTGTGTGATTTTTGCGGCAAGGCGAGAGATTTTTGTGAGAGTGCGCGGGGAGGGGGAGGGCGGTTAAGGGGCAGCGGCACCGCCGGCGGCTCCCGGCTGCGCCGTGGCGGCCACCGCGGCGGCCAGAGCGGCTTGCAGAGCGGTGACTTCCGTTTGCAGCTCGTCCACACTGCGGCCAAAGTCTGCCATCTGGGCTCTCAGGTCGGCGATGGCTCGGTTCACCTCTTGGGTGTCCAGAGGGTCCTCCGCGGCGGCGTCCTGCTGCAGTCCCACGGGGTCCAGGGCGTCGATGAGATCCAAGTCCTCGTTGGAGCGCACCGCGCGCCCCTCGATATCTGATCCGGTTACATTCTGTCGCGAGCCGGCCCAATTAGGCAAGCGGGTAATCAAAAAGCAGGTGTTTATAAAGCCGCGGCGCTTTGGCTCCATGGCTGCAAAAATAAATCAAATACTCAGCTCTCCCCCCTTTTATACCCGGGAGCCGGGGAAAAACCCCGCCCCCCACCGGGAACCCCCCAAGCTCACCTCAGTCGTCCTCGTCGGACGACATAAACTCGGCCGTGTCCAGAGAATTGATCTGGCGGTTGGGCTTGATCTCGTCGCTGATCAGCACATTGATCACTGTGGGGGTGAAGTGTCGCTCCCCACAGGTGCACAGTCGCTCTTCGGCCGAGCTAAAATCCTGCTTAACCATCTGCACCACGGCCGCAGAGGACTCGTAGGTAGCGGACAGGCAGATGCGCCCCTGAACCACCCCGGGCGGCGCGCTGATTACAGATAGCCCCAGCATACAGAACTTGGGGAAAAACAGCTCGCGACGCCGGCCAAGATAAAGCCGCATGCGGTTGAGCACATTGTTAGAAAACTTTGGCCACGGCTCCTCGCGGTTGGAGCCAAAGTGGATGTCGCCCAGAGGCACGGCGTGCGCACCTCCCCCTTCACAAGTGCACAGAGCCAAATCAATTAAGAGAGAAGACTGGTCGCTCTTGCCAAAGTAACAGTGACTCACAGATCCAGAGTTAGACATGCACAGGGAACAGTTACATTCATAGAAAGAGGAATGGCTCAGGTTCAACTTTGATTTAACCACAACACCAAAGACACACTTCTCGAACACGCAGTGCTTCACCCGTGCGGTGTACAGCCCCTTGGAGCGGATCCCGCAGACCGCGCGGATAAAGTAGCAACCGCGCACCTCGCCCCCTCCCCGCAGATCCAGGCACAGCAGGTGGGAACCGCTGAACACGCAGCCATGCAGTAAGATATTATTCTCAGAAACGAAGCAGGGCACTTTGTTCCCTGGACCGTTCTCAAAAATAATACCGCTGAAGCACACCCTTTCCATGAATTCTATGCAGGGAATGTGGTCTCTGGTCTGCACCTGGAAAGCAGGTCCTCTACCCTCTATCTGAATTACCACGGTAGCCCCGTTCCCAATAATGTAGCAAGCGCTCGTGATCTGCACCTTGCGGCTCACCACGTACCTCTCCCCGGGAACCAGGGCTATCTTAGCATGTTGCCTGATACACTCCCCCCAATCCTCCTCCGGCCCCATGATATAGGTAGCCACGTTCTCAAAAGACCACTGATCTGTGATGCCGTGGGTGCGCTCGTACTCTGCTATGTAACTAAATGGAAAGATCCTGCGCCTCTCCACCCTCCCATCGTCCGCCTGAGCGGCCAGCACGTCCTCGATGCGCTCCGGTGGGTTTACCGGACCACCAAGGATTCGAGGTCTTCCTCGTCGCTGTCTTCTAGCCCCTCCATCGACCCCGTTTCCTCCGCGTCGGAGGTTTCCTCCTCCTCCTCTATGGTCTCCTCGGGCGGCTGCTGCTGCTCGAGGGCCCGGCTCTCTTCCATTTGGATCCACATCTGCATTCGGGTCCATGCTGGGGCGCAAATCAAATCCAACCTCTGCTCAAAAGGGACAACAGAGTCGCGGGGCCAGTGGCGCAACACAAAAGCCAGGAAGCCTAGGGAAGCAAGCACACGACCCCCCGTAGATAGATCAACACAAGCAAACAGGTCTTCTTTCCCGAAGAAAGCGTGCCCCCTCTTCAGCATATCCCAGTAAAAGTGGCTCGGAGGCAGCGCCCTCCAGTAAGCCAGCTCGTTTTTCTCAGCCACCATGCACACCACATCTGACAGAGGAGAGAAAAGCCACCTCCTAACCCACCCCAGAGAGTAAGTAGTCCCCTTTATCATCCTCCTAAACTCATAGTAGTTTCTGCAATAATTCAAAACCTCCATGCCTACCTCCCCCAAACCCTGCCTGAATAGCAAGTGAAGAAGCCAAACCAAACACGCGCTTATAAGTAAGACGACCACTCCCGTTGCGTGACCACAAATCTGTTTTTTATTTTCTGATTTAACGGGAGTGTCTGACAGACAGGTCCAAGGGCTCCTCTTGTTCCGCCACGCCCCCGGAGCACCACGCCTGGTCATCGTGACCGGCCTCCTCATCCGCTGTCTCAGTTTCCGCGTCCTCTGTTGCATCAACAAACAAATCCACCTCCACCTCCACTTCCTCCATGTCCTCGTCCGGGCTTGCCTCCAGGCTCACTGCCAACAAACAGAGCGTGAAGGAAACAAATTGAGCTGGCACGCAAGCAACAATGGCGTCCTCCCAAGGTCACACTCACTGCCCGCTAGTAAAAGTTTTTTAACCGCACACCGTGTCCCACTCACCTCCCAGGGCCTTTAGAAAGCAGAGACCGCACATGCTGGCTTCTCCTCTAAACTGGTACCACGCGCACCGCAGACAACCCGACACGCTCCCGGGGGGCACGGTGGTCTGCCACGTCTCAAAGTCTCCGCCTCCGCCCACCTCATCATCCTCGTCAAAGGTGGGCATCTCCTCCAAACACCTCAACATCCCCTCGCTCATACCCTCTGAGTCGCTGTCGCTCTCCGCGAGCGGCGCCGCCGCGGCAGCCGCCCCAGCCGAACCGGTCTCCGGGGGCGCGGACGCCTCTTCGGTCTCTTCCCCACCGGACACCGGAGAGACCGGAGGGGTGTTCAGCGTCAGCTGCAGTTCGCTCTCCATATTCTCCAGCTCGGAGTACAACACTTCTTCCTGAATGTCAAAGAGATCGTGAAGCGACGCGGGCTCGCTTTCGTTTTCGCTCTCGCTGTACCCCATCTCCAAACCCTCCGGCTGCCACTCGTCCATCAGGCCCACCACGAACGCCTCTAAAGAGCAGCAGAGGGGCATCGTTCTCAACTTCATCGCCGCGGAGCGGGCCGAAGGAGAAAACTCTACTCGCTCCACACTCAAGAGTGGCCTCTTGACTGGCCGAAAATCACATATATAGAGAGTGACCACTAAAAATCTCAATTTCCTCATTCTGGCACAGTTTTCCCATAAACTGGGCGAGAAACCGCAAACGCGGAAAAACTGGCCAAAAAATAGGAGATTAAAGGCGTTCAATAGAGTTTTGTCAACATTATGGGCGTACAGGAACTGACTAATTTTATTCCCACCTGTTCAATTTTTGTGTATAATCGCATTAAAACGCCACTCACCTGTCAATGTTGTGTTAATTTCCGTCACCACACCTGTTCTGCCCACAAACTCACCTTCAGTCAACCTCTTCCGCGTGGACCAACGCCAAAAACCCGCCTCCCGCCCGCCGCCCCGCCTCCGCCCCCGCCTCCCGCCACGCCTCAACTCCTCCCCTTTCTTGGCCCCATGCCCGTGTGTCCTGTATATTATTGATGATG